TGTTGTAAAAGAGTATTATGGTTATAGCAATGATAAAGCAAAGCAAGCGTTAACTATACTCTCCTCCGACAACCTTAACGATATAAGAATAAGGATTAGTAAAGGTGGAAGAAAATAAACTATGGTCGCCGGCGCAGATGCTTGAAGTCACACTCAACGAGCCTGACGACTTTTTGAAGGTACGTGAGACTTTGACTCGTATGGGTGTGGCTAGCCGAAAAGAAAACAAATTGTTTCAGTCATGCCATATTCTACACAAGCAAGGCAGATACTTCATTGTACACTTCAAAGAGTTATTCTTGCTAGATGGTAAGAAATCAAATCTAGAAGAGAATGACATTCTGAGACGCAACAGTATTACTCAGTTGTTGTCTGATTGGGGTCTGATTCAGATTTTAGATAAGACACAAGTGAATGAGTGTGCTCCATTGAGACAGATCAAGATCATCTCACATAAAGAAAAGAATGATTGGGAATTGTGTCCCAAATATAATATAGGCAATAAGTGATTGGACTTCTTGATCATCTAGACCAGATCAGATCAAAGACACCTTTTTTTGGACATGTCAGATTTAACTATGGCTGGTCAGAAGCAATACAGTTTCTAGACACTCATCCCGAAAAACTACTGGACATGAATGAAGGCAAGTACAGAGTTTCTCTGAACGCCTCTCACACACGTGGTAGTTTTCCTAAGTTCGGTCATGAACTCATAGCAGAGATGAACGAGTTATTTCCTAAGAATCACAATACGTGCATCTCTTTCCTTGGCATGGGTTCACAAAACTTTAGTTACCCTTGGCACAAAGATGGCATGGACGTGATTCTGGTGCAAGGGCTAGGTAATATTGAACTCAAGGTTGAGAAGACTAACTTCGCTGAAAATCCTATTCTCTTCTCACCGGGCGACTGGGTTTTCATACCACGTGGCACACATCATGAAATTACAACATCTTCATCAAGACTTACCTTTTCTTTTGGTGTAGAACAAGACCCAGACCCTAGCACATACGTATGAAATCTCAAGTAATTCCAATTGCTACTGAACAAGAATGTGAATGGGCATGTCAATTTCTCGCAAAGTATATTGACGAACTCCAAGTCATGGCTAGCAATCCTAATTATGTGAACTTGGATCCAGCCTCAAAACAGAAATGTCAAGGCAATCGTGAACCATGGATTCTTGAATGGGGTCTGGCAAAGCACAAGATAATGGAAGAAACTTGTGGCTTTGACCTGTATCCTACGACGGTGTTCTGGCGAGTGATGGGACCTGGATATATCCTATACGACCATAAAGACTATCATCACTGTCAAATCTCAGCCAGCATCACATGTGGATTTGGTGGTGGACTAGAAAAGCCTACGCCGCTGAAAATAGAGGGTGTTGACTATGATATACCCGTAGGCTATGGTCTGGTCTATGACGGTGTGAACATGGAGCATGGCAGAAGAGAACAACCCGCAGGTTGGCAGTTGATGATGTTGTGTCATTACATAAGAAAAGATTCTGAACAGTACAAGATACTGAGTGAAAAGATGGACGTATCAACGCCATTCAAATTGATACCCGAACTTCATCCTATGGCGACTCCTATTCATAACGATCTACCGGAATTTGATGATGTAAAAATTTCTTGACTCTTAGGATAATTTGTGTTATATATATTACTGTCCTCGCAGAATTGTCTGGAGGATAGACAACAATCTTGCTTAAATTAATAAGGAGATAGCAATGGTTAATACACGAACAAAGGTGTTTTCGTTCCCCCACTCTCGTTTCATTGGTTTCGACCATGTATGGGATGAGATAGAAAAACTAACCGCACTAGGTGCCAACGAGAAGGGTTTTCCTCGTCACAATATTATCAAATATTCTGACACGGATTACGCCATGGAGTTTGCTTTAGGTGGTTATGCTAAGAAAGATCTAGATATCGAGGCAAAGCCTGGAGTTCTAGTTATTTCGGGAAACCCAGAAGAGGATACAAGAGAGTATCTTCACAAAGGGATTACTACGAAGAAATTCGTGGAAACATTTCGACTCGCAGACCACGTTGTCGTTGATGGAGCCGAATTCGTCAATGGACTACTAGTGATTAAACTCAGAGTGGAACTACCCGAAGAGAAGCGTCCGAGAAAAATACAAATTAATTCTCAATAAGGACACTTATAAATGAAAACTAAAAACACTATCCTCGCCGCTTGTAGTGGCGTAATCTTAGCGGCATCTTTAAGTTCAGCACCAGTTATGGCAGAAGAGTCATACACTGCAACTGAACGTGGAGATGGCAAATTCTGTGCACGAGTAAAGGTTCAACATGTTGGTATGACTACCATCGCAAGAACTAAGTGCAGAACACTCGCAGAGTGGGAAGAAGCAGGTTATGTTGTATCGGCAAAAGAGGAGAAGTAATGAAAACGTTATATGAAAACCGAGAGAGCGTAATTGCAACCCTGCAATTGCTCTCTATTTTAGCAGTAGCACCATTTATTATTGTGGTAAGTTTGGTGTCTATATAATGATTAAGAAAGCAAAGAACGTTGCAGGGATTACCCTGTTCGCATTTTTAATCATTGGAGGAATGGTAGGACCATTCTTCTATACCCCCACGTATAGCATAGGTTATGGACCATTCGTTAACTATATGTTGTAACAACGTATACAAGTTTGCCGACGTTCTTGGACTCTACGGAACGAGTCGCTTAAAAATGTCGGACTAATTTATGAGAGAATACTATGCCTAAACAATTTGATATTAATAATCCTGAAGACAACGGTATGATGATGCAAGGAGATGTTAATTTCATGATCGCCTTGGGTCACTATTTCAAAGATTACAACTGGCTAGAAGTCGGCACTTACTACGGTCAGAGTTTACCCTATCAACTGTTAAATCCTAATCTCAAATATCTGATGGCTTTGGATCTATATCCTGAGTCCTATCCTGATGAACGAAATAAAGACCACATTCGTGGTGTTGGACACAATGGTAGCCCATCGTTTGAAAAGGTATATGAACTTCTAGAACACTGGCAAGTGCCTGTTGATAAGATGGAGACGTTTCAAGGTGATCTCGCCTATCTGCCAGTAACAACCAAGTACGATATTATCTTTATAGATGCCGAGCATACAAACGCGGCGGCGTTTCGTGATGCCATGAATGCACTTAAACACCTGAAAGAAACAGGCTGCATTCTCTTTCATGACACTACCTTAGTTCATGGTGCAATTGATTGTTTTAATGAGTATCTCAAAGAGAACGGATATACCACCGAGCGGTACAAGATCAAACACAGTGAGATCACTTGTTTTACTATTGGTGATGTCTCTCGTGATCTTACGAATTGGTTAGAGAAAGGAAGTGCAAATTATGAGAAGTTTAAGATCAATGCTAAGATCAGAATCGCATGTTGGATGTTAAAGAATACTCCCTTTCACTTTGAAGAATTATTTGGAATGCAAACGGACGATGAGTTCTGGAGATGATTCAAGCCTACATGCAGGTGGATCTGAACAATCCTTTGGCTGTCAGATATAAAGACCGCGCTCTTGAGTCTTTCAAACCCGTTGAAGATATATTCCAAATACATGTCGTTCAGTGCGTCACGCCTGACACCCTTCTACCTGAGTTAGACTATATCAGTTCTGACAGTAGATCACCTCAAGAAATGGGATCGTTTCATTCCGCATATAGAATGGTAAATAGAATAGCATCGGGCGAAAGATTTTGGGTAATGGAACATGATGCTTATCTCCGTCCAAAGCACGTTGACACTTTTAGAATGGTTATGACTAAGTGGAAACAAATGCCGACGATTGTTCTGGGTACAGCAATGGAAATATGGACTTGTCAGCAAGGCGTAGCACAGCAGTGGTTGAACTTGGTAAGAGACCGAGGCAGTAATTCAAGAGGTCCTATGTCGTGTCTTCACTCCGCAACAGATACATATTGCAGGGTTGCTAAAGTAAAAAACAATGTGATATACTGGCCGATGAGTCGCCGAAAGGATCCTCGTTGGATTAATCTCATGGGTATAGGCGCAAATGCAAGTCAAGCGCATACAGATCCTTCGGTTGTTCTTCATGCGCCTTGTACTCAAATCGTAGACGAAAAGTATGGTGGCACTGTCACCGACCGACCCAAGTCCATGCGAAACGGTAAGTATGATATGACGACCATGTACAGACGCGAAAAACATCCAGATTTTGAGTGGATATCACTTGACAACGACTAAGGAATACAGTATACTTACTGAATGAAATATTATACCAATGTTACCCGATATGGCGTCAATCTTCTCTATCGCGGCTATGAAAATGGCGAGCGAGTCCAAAAGAAGATAAGATATAAACCCAACCTGTTCGTACCCACACCCAAGGGTACAGCCTCTAAATTCACGAGTCTATATGGCGGCAATGTGTCACCTATAGAGTTCAATGACATGCGAGAGGCATCGGATTTCATCAAGCAGTACGAAGATGTGCCCAACTATCCTGTGAGCGGTATGTCCAACTTCGTGCTCCAATTTATTGGCACTACTTTTCCTCGCGACATCACCTTTGAACGTGAACGTATTAATGTGACCACTATTGATATTGAGGTAGCATCTGACGAAGGCTTTCCCTTTCCTGAAGACGCCCTTCATGAAGTCACTGCTATCACATGTAAGAATAACATAACTAATGTATATTATGTTTGGGGTTCACAACCTTATGATGTCAGCCTCAGCGATAAGGCGGTCAAGTATTTCTATTGTGAGACTGAGAAAAATCTTCTTCAATCGTTTCTTGGTTGGTGGTCATCTAAGTCTACCTGTCCTGATATTGTAACTGGTTGGAACACTAAACAGTTTGACATTCCTTATCTCGCTAATCGTATCACTCGGCTGATGGGCGAAGACGAAGCCAAGAAGTTATCACCATGGGGTCTGATTAGACAACGAAAGATTCACACCAAGATGGGTCAAGATGCCATCGCGTATGATCTTGAGGGTATATCTCAACTAGACTACTATGATTTGTTTCAGAAGTTTGGTAAACTTACCTACGGCGAGCAAGAGTCGTACAAACTGGATCACATTGCATACTCAATACTTGGCGAGAAGAAACTCTCCTACGAAGAACACGGCAATCTCCACACGCTCTATAAGAATGACTATCAAAAGTTCATTGACTACAACATCAAAGACGTAGAGTTGGTGGATAAACTAGAAGAGAAGATGGGTCTTATTACGTTGGCGCTAACCATGGCGTACAAAGCCAAGACCAATTACTCTGACACCTTCGGCACTACTACGATATGGGATGCTGTTATCTTTAATGCTTTACTCAAGCAAGACATTGTTGTACCGCCCAAGCAGAACAAAGCAAAAGGTTCTATTGTCGGTGGCTATGTAAAAGATCCTGTAGTTGGTGCACATGATTGGGTTACCTCGTTTGACTTGAACAGCCTGTATCCTAATATTATTGTACAATACAATATGTCACCCGAGACTCTCTCATGGATTGACGGTGATGATGGAGACTTTGCACAAGCGGCGAACGGCACCAAATATCGCAAAGACATTGAGGGTATTATTCCAAAGGTAATCAAGCAGTTCTATGGTGATCGTGTAGAAGCCAAGACTAAGATGATTGACGCACAAAAGAAGTATGCTGAAGCACCCACAAAGAAACTAGCAAATGATATCACCATCTTTGACAATCAACAGATGGCGGTAAAGATTCTGATGAACTCACTCTATGGCGCAATGGCGAATCAGTGGTTCAGATACTTTGATTTACAGATTGCAGAGGCTGTCACGACTAGTGGTCAGCGAGCGATTAAGAATGCTGAAGTCTCTGTGAATACTGAGATGCAGAACATCCTTGGCACCAAAGAAGATTATGTCATTGCGATTGACACTGACTCTGTGTACATCAATATGTCATCGCTTGTCAATCTACACACACCTGCCAATCCCGTAAACTTTCTTGATAAAGTGTGCGGGCATTTTGAAAAGATCATTGCTGATGGCTATGAAATTCTGGCGAACGAGACAAATGCCTATGAGAATCGCATGATCATGAAGCGTGAGGTCATCGCTGATCGTGGTATCTGGATGGCAAAGAAGCGATACATCCTTAACGTTCATAACAGCGAGGGTGTGCAATACGCTGAACCTAAACTCAAGATGATGGGTATTGAAGCGATTAAGTCCAGCACACCCGAGATTGTGCGCGATAGATTCAAGCAGGTGTTTCGTGTATTGATTGAGGGCACCGAAGATGACACTCAGAAATTTATTCGTGAATTCAAAAAAGAATTCTCTACGCTACCACCCGAAGCGATTGCCTTCCCTCGTGGTGTAACCAACGTAGATAAGTATTCTGACCGAACTAGTATTTACGGCAAGGGCACACCTATCCACTCTCGTGGAGCCTTGCTATATAATCACCACATCAAGAAACAAGGTCTGTCTGATAAGTATGAGAAGATACAGAACGGCGAGAAAATCAAGTTCGTATACCTCAAGGTGCCTAACCGTATAAACGAGAATGTCATTTCATTTCCCGGCGTGTTGCCTAAAGAATTAGGTCTTCAACCTCAGATAGATTATAACACAATGTTTAACAAAGCATTTGTGGATCCTTTGAATCCCATTCTAGATGCGGTTGGCTGGTCTGCTGAACCACGTGCCACACTAGAAGCATTTTTCGGTTGACATCTGACTGAAAATACATTATAATAGTCTCATGTATCAGATTACTATCTTCACAAATACGTATGATAATAAAACACATCGTCAAATGACGCTGAGTTCATGGTCTGCATTTACTAAATTTCTCACTAAACTATCACAAGAACCAGGAGTCAAAGGTGGCAATAATTCTTCTGCTTTGCTTAGTCCTGCTTTGTATGTCAAAGACAGTACGCGCTCTAATCGGAATGTTAGCGGTTGGTCTCGTTGGTGTGCTGTTGATGTGGATGATTTTGATATTCACACCGGAGACCTTAGACACAATCTGCAAGAAATCTGTGGCAAGTACCGATGGTTTTGTTATTCTACAGCATCAAGTACGCCCATAAATCCTAAGTTTCGTCTTGTCTTTCCATTGACTCGCGAGTTAGATAAAGATGAGATACCACATTTCTGGTATGCTTTCAATAAACAGTTACAAGATATTGGCGACAAGCAGACTAAAGATCTATCACGAATGTATTATGTTCCTGCGCAATATCCTGAAGCATTCAATTTCACTTTTGAGAATGAAGGTGAAGAAGTAGACCCAGACTATATAATGTCTCAATGGAGTTACAGACCACCATCATCGGGCAATTCATTTCTTGATAGACTACCGCCTGAGATGGCAGCCGCTGTGATTCAGCATCGTAAAAATCAGATGACAGAAACCAATCTAGTGTGGACAGACTATCGCGACTGTCCATTTTTCCCTAGACAACTAGCGATGGAATACCAAGCAATAACTGGTACTGGATGGTATCACAAAATGTATCAGATCATGATCGCTACTGCTGGCAATGCAATCAAGAGAGGATACCCCATAACAGCCAAACAAGTTGCGGATCTTTGTCGGCAACTTGACAAAGACAATGGAATGTGGTATGATAACAGACCACTTGAAGTTGAAGCAGATCGTGCTGTAGAATATGCATATAAAAATTCATAGGAGTAAAATATGAGCGAGATAAAACCACCACCCACCGCGGCTGAGTCGCAGTCATGGAACAGCATGACAGATGAAGCGGCACCACCACAACAAGGTGCATCACAACCCGCAGGTAAACTGAGAGTTGGCATTATTGGTGACAACTACCTAGCAGATGCCACTCGTGCATCGTTTGACAAAAATCTTGTAGACGTTGTACAAGGCGACATGGAAGAAATTCTCAAAGCCACTAACATCGTCTATATCTGCGAAGAGGTGCCTTTGCTGAAAAACAACACCGCAGATGATGCTGAGTTGTTGGATATCTTTTCTCGGATCCATAAAGAGTCTGACGCTGGTGTATGTCTCAAGACTACAATCACACACGAGACTCTAGACAGAATTCTAGGTGCTACTGACCCACAATGGTTCTTAGGTAAAGTTATCTATTCACCTGAAGTGGCTGAGACTGCACTTGAAGTTCTGAACGGTGACACGCTCATGATTGGCGGTGATGAGAAGACGGTTGAAGCACACACCAATATTGTCATGAACAATACTATCGCGGGTGCAAAGAAAGTTCTGGTTGGCACACACCATGAAATCGTGTATGCAAAACTGGCTATTGTTGGCTTTAAAGCGGTCAAGCAAACTTTCTTTAATCAGATGTATCAGACAATTATTGATTGTGAAGGTGCAAACCCCACTAAGGTTCGTCGCCTTGTTGAGGCTAGCGATGTGTTGCAAGATACGTCATTGTCTATTCCTACGTTTATCAAAGCGGGTTTAGACTCTGAGGTCTCAATAAAAGAAGCCCGCTCGTATGGCGGTGAATATGCAAATAATGATGTGCGAATGCTCATTGGTATGACAGACCGTCTTTCGGTTCTTGATGAGTGTTTTAATATTCGCAACATTAAATGATCGTTGAGATCTGGGGTAAATCAGAGTGTGCGTTCTGTGATGCCGCAAAGCACCTCTGTGAAGAACAGGAGATAGAGTTCACCTACAAACAATACAATGTTGACTTCACCAAGGATGAGATATTGTCTGAGTTTGTAGGTGCTACCACTTTCCCGCAAATAAAAATTGATGGCAAACCCATCGGTGGTTATAACCAATTAAAGGAAATAGTATGTCGTTAATGGCGAAACTAAAAAAGAATTCAAAGATTAAACTGACTTCACAGATGGATAAATCTGAGTTCTTTCAAGAGAAAGAAGTGGTGCAGACTGATGTGCCTATGATGAATGTTGCACTGTCTGGGTCTCTGGATGGTGGTATCACATCAGGTCTTACTGTACTGGCTGGTCCATCAAAACACTTCAAGACCTCGTTTGCACTCAAGATGGCAGCCGCATATCTGAATGCGAAACCGGACGCTGTGATGTTGTTCTATGATTCTGAGTTTGGTTCGCCGCAATCATACTTCGATGCGTTTGGTATCGACACCTCTCGTGTGCTTCACGTTCCTATCATGGACGTAGAAGAGTTGAAGTTTGATCTCATTGCTCAGTTAGAGGACATGGATAAAGAAGATGATGTGATCATTGTGATTGACTCTATTGGTAACCTAGCATCTAAGAAAGAACTCGAAGATGCCAAGAACGAAAAGTCTGTTGCTGATATGTCACGAGCAAAAGCACTGAAAGGTTTGTTCCGTATGACCACACCTTATCTTGCAATGAAGAACATTCCTTTGCTTGCAATCAATCACACGTACAAAGAGATTGGATTGTATCCGAAAGATATTGTTGGTGGTGGTACTGGTATTTACTACTCAGCAAACAACATCTGGATCATTGGTCGTAGACAGAACAAGACTGGTACCGAAGTCATGGGTTATGATTTTGTCATCAAGGTTGAGAAGTCTCGCTTTGTCAAAGAGCAGTCTAAGATCCCCATCACTGTCTCGTGGGAAGGTGGTATCGATGAGATGTCTGGCTTACTTGATGTTGCAATGGCGAGTGGTGATGTTGTTAAACCATCTAACGGTTGGTATCAGAAAGTAGGTGAAGAGAAGAAGTATCGTCTTGCTGATCTTGATCGAGATTTTTGGGCACCTATTCTGGCTCAAGAAAGTTTCCAAGAGTATGTTACCAAAGCATTCTCTGTAGGATCTGAAACGGTCGACCTTGGTATCGAGGTAGAGGGGGAACAGTGAAAGAAGGTTTAGATTATGATCTTGTCCCTGTCGAAGGAAGCGGCAAACAAGCATGGGACGTAAGACTCATCACGGGTGATTATCCGGAGACCGTTATACGATATGGTAATATTGCCTTTGATGGAGATAATGGTTGCCTTAACTTTAATTTTGTGATAGAATCTACACCTGATGGCGATTTAACTGAAGAGAACGTTGATCTACAAAATCATGTAGGTGATGTCCTTGAAGCCATTCTAGCAGATGCCGCCGAAGACGGATCACTACAATACGGAGATGAAGTTGAAAATAGATCTTGAACAAACTATCCTGAGAAACATGCTTACTGATGAAAAGTATATGCGTAAAGTCATACCATTCATCAGACCTGATTTCTTTGAGGGTGTTTACAGATCATTGTTCGGTGAGGTGATTAAGTTTGTTCAGAAGTATAACAAACTACCCTCACTGGATGCTTTCAAGATTGAAATAGATCAGTCTAATAAATTTACAGAACAAACATATACCCATGCCCTTGACATTCTACCTGCTATCTTTGAGAAGAAAGAAGAGAATGAAGAGTGGTTGTTAGACACCACAGAGAAGTGGTGCCAAGATAGAGCGGTCTATCTTGCTATTATGGAATCCATACAGATTATTGATGGCAAACACGAGTCTGCAACCAAAGACGCATTGCCCGATATTCTACAGAATGCATTGGCGGTGTGCTTTGACACCAACGTTGGTCATGACTACCTTGAGAATGTTGATGAGCGTTACGCCTTTTATCATGAACAGGAAGAACGTATTCCTTTTGACCTAGAGTACCTTAACACCATAACAAAAGGTGGTTTGCCCAACAAGACGCTGAATATTGCGCTGGCAGGTACGGGTGTAGGTAAATCATTGTTCATGTGTCATGTCGCCGCCAATGCACTTTCTCAAGGTCGCAACGTCCTATACATCACCCTGGAGATGGCAGAGGAGCGCATTGCTGAACGTATTGATGCGAACTTGATGAACGTGCCCATTGATCAACTTGACCATATGTCAGAAAAGATGTTCAAAGATCGTGTAGGTAAGATTGCATCCAGCACTCAAGGCAAACTGATCATCAAAGAGTATCCAACTGGTGCGGCTCATACTGGTCACTTTCGTGCATTATTGAACGAATTAAAGTTAAAAAGAAAGTTTGTACCCGAAATTATCTTTATAGACTATCTAAATATATGTGCAAGCGCAAGAATGAAGAGTATGGGCGGTGCTATTAATTCATACACTTACATCAAGTCTATTGCAGAAGAGATGCGAGGTCTTGCTGTTGAGTTCAATTTACCTATTTTCTCAGCGACACAGACCACCAGATCTGGTTACGGTAACTCAGATCCTGGCTTAGAGGATACATCTGAATCGTTTGGCTTGCCGGCGACAGCGGATTTAATGTTTGCTCTTGTCTCTAATGAAGAGATGGACAAGTTAGGTCAGATCATGGTGAAACAGTTGAAGAATCGTTACAATGATCCCAGTGCTAACAAGCGATTTGTTGTTGGTGTAGACAGATCAAAGATGCGATTGTTTGACGTAAAGCAGGAAGAACAGACCTTGACCAAAGAAGAGGATGATATTCCAGTTTTTGAAAAGACCAGAGCAGGCGAAAAACTCAAAGGAATACGATTCAATTAGGAGATTCGCATGGACCCATATCTACACACAGTTATCGCGGTTGGTTTAATGGCTGCCTGTTATTACGCAGGAAAGTTCTTTGGTAAAGAAGAGGGAATACTCCACGTTTGGGGTACTATTCTACAAGCATTTGATGCAAAAGAAATTGAAATCAACGAAGAAGGTGAGATCGTCGTCACCTATGACGACGGCAGTGAAGAAACTCTTAACTAAAATTGGTAAGATATGGCAGTATTCGCTTGGCGGTTACTCCGACGATAAGACAGAACCCTATGACATTTACATCACTGTAGTCAGAACTCTGATAGTAGGTGTAAACTTCATGACTTGTTTTTTTATTATGGCAAACGTTGTTCACAACTGGTAATAGATTATGATAGTAGGATTTACGGCTAGTGCCTTTGATCTTCTCCATGCGGGGCATTGTGCTATGCTCCGTGAAGCCAAGAATCAGTGTGACTATCTGATATGTGGGTTACAGGTTGATCCAACTATTGACCGACCCGAGAAGAATAAACCTATTCAGACTGTTGTTGAAAGATATGCTCAGTTGAATGCTATTAAATACGTAGATGAAATCATACCCTATGTCACTGAACAAGATCTTGAAGACATCTTGACAATGTACGAAATTAATGTTAGAATAATTGGTGAAGAATACAAAGACGCCAAATTTACGGGTAGAGCAATTTGTGCCAGTCGAGGCATTGAAATACATTTTAATAAACGAGACCACAGATTCTCGACTAGTGATTTAAGGAGAAGAGTTAATGCAATACAAGTTTAACGAAGACAAACTAATCGAAGAGTTAAAAACTTATGTTGATAAAACCTACGATCAACATTACGCAACCGACAAGTATCAAGCCACGGATGTTATTATTGATAGTGGGCATGGTACTGGTTTTTGCTTGGGTAATGTAATCAAGTATGCCAAGCGATATGGTAACAAGGGAACTCCTGCTGATGCTCGTAAAGACATCATGAAGATTCTGCACTATGCTCTGATCCAGTTAGACATTCATGATCAAGAGCATAACAAACACTGGGATCATTCTGATGATTATGATGCTCGCGATGGATTTAATGGACGTATCTCAGCACCCGCTCACCATCAATCTTCTCGATTGAACGATGTGTCGCCCGACGAATGGGATAGAGTAAATCGTGTAAAAGGAGCACCTCTCTGTGGATAACATACTAGACTTTGTTGCCTATCGCCAGTTTCGTTTGGACATGGAAGAAGAAAAAGCAAGCGAAGATCTGCGCGAGTCTGTGATGAACTGGATGTGTAATCCTACTGAGTACACTCCCGATACTTTTACTTTCACCCTGGAGACTGAAGATGAGTGAAGACATTTTTGATTTTGGTTTTACTGCTGTCACTGAAGAAGAACTAGAGGTAGTTCAGACAGCGAAAGAACAAGCAGAAGGACATCTGGAAACACATGACCGATTGGTGGAATTGTTCAATGCAGTACAACCTCTGCTGAATAATCTGAAAGCAAATCCGGAGAAGGATTACATTTACTGGCCTAATCGTCTTGCGAAAGTTGAGGAGTTTGAGGACCATCTACAGAAGATTTACCAGGGGAAATAACCATGAATTCTGGAAGAAGAAAACTCATCATGATTTTGTCTGCTATTTTTCTGTGTCTTTTGGCTGTACAGTGTGTAGCCGCAGAGACACAAGAAACCGAATGTCATTACGAAGTCACTCAAGTATTTGAGAACGGCGTGATGGTTAGTGAAACCAAAGTAAGAAAGTGTAAAGAAGAAACCAAAGACAGTAACAAGTTTGATCCCAAGCATAATTTTAATGATTATGTGAAAGTCCAACTTGTTGACGTGGGACTGTTAGGAGTAATTATAGCGTTAGCAAAGTGAGGATATAATGAAGTCGTTATTAATCGTGGCAATGTTGTTAGCAAGCAGTTGCAGTTCAACATACAAAGTGAAGCAAGAAGGTTCTGACAGTGCAATGCTGACACAGATCCCTGAGTGGTACATCAAAAGCGAAGAGTCTCGTGGCTTGTTAGATAGGAAAAACAAATACCGTTACATTTATGGTGTAGGTACAGCCGTATCATCCAATCTACAATTAGCAATTGAAAAGGCAATGATCATTGCGAAAGCAGATCTTGCGGATCAGATTGCGGGGCAAATCAATAAAGAAACTGACTATAAAGTGGCTGAACTAGGAAGTGAGTCTAGTGATTCTGTTGAAATGTCTACCGATTCTCTTGTAAGGAACGTGGTCACGCAAGTGGCTCCTGTTGGTTATGAAGAGTGGAACAAATCCGTGTTGGTTACTGCGACACAACAGTATCGTGCCTATGTTGGTCTTAAATGGACACGCGGTAAGAAAAATCATTTGAATGATCTTATATCATCTGATCTGATCGGTGGTGTTAGTGTTGTACAACCTATAGTGGAGATAGCAGAGTAATGGAAAAGAAAGCAGAGTTTCTTGAAGAGTTAAAGAATGGTGTTGTTACGGTAGAGTTCATGAAGATTAATGACGGTGGTAAGAGGGTAATGCCTTGCACATTAAATCCGGAGTTGTCTAATCATAATGTGCCCGAGATTCTGGAGCAGGTGGCTACTAACGATAATTTTGTTGTGTGGGCCACAGACGTTGAAGCCTGGCGATCATTCCGAGTATCAACTGTAATAGAATGGTATAAAGGTCAGCCTCGCGAAGAGGTCCAAACATAACTACCAATTTTTTCACCGGCGATTAAAATATTGTCACTGACAAAAAGTTTACCGCTAAAAGAACGATAAAGATAATAAGTTTTTCCTGAGACGGGCTGGTACTTTTCTAGTACCATTGTTTGAAGAAGAGACATTATATCACCGTGTTAAGTTGGAATTATATATAATTTTTTAATTTTTAAGGAATGTAATGAGACAAACTGAGTTAAACCTGTCCTATAAGGACACAACCAAATCGCCCTATAATGGGCAGTTCTTCTGCCCGATTCGAGGTGAGTTCAATAACTGGAACGATCATATCAATTGGTACAAGGCAAAGCGACTATGAATGATGTTAAACTGGAGAAGGGTGCACGATGAAAGAAATCACTGATGAAGAATACAATCTCTTCAAAAAACTGACTAAGATTTGGTTCCACACACAACCTGATGGGTGGAAATCTTTCCACCCAGCCAAGAGTGGTTCATTCTTTATATGTGGTGAAGGTGG